TCGCTGAACAGGCACTGCGCAACGGCGATCAGGTGCTGGATAACCACGATGATCAGGAGATGGCTGAGTTCGTGCGGGTCTATACCGATTATGTGCGCAACCTCGGCCCTGATCTGTTCATCGAACAGAAGCTGGACTATTCGGAGTATGTGCCGGGGGGATTCGGAACGGCTGATGCTGTGGCGATCTATGACGAGGATAACCAAGGACAGACACAGCCGCCAAACATGGTGCTGCATGTTGTCGATCTGAAATACGGCAAGGGCGTCCGCGTCGATGCTGAAAAAAACCCGCAAGGAATGCTCTACGCGCTCGGTGCGTATACCGATGCGATGCTGGTCGAGAACATCGACCTGATCAGAATCAGTATCGTGCAACCCCGTCTGGATCACATCTCTGAATGGGACATAACGCCTGTCGATCTGTTGAAGTGGGCTGAGTGGGTCAAGGAGCGGGCAGAGGCCACGCTGGTATCAGACGCCCCACGCACACCGGGGCGGAAGACATGCCAGTGGTGTAAAGCAAAGGCTACCTGTCCTGCCCTGATGGCGTTCACGCAGGAAATCCTGATGGCTGATTTCGAGGATCTCGACGCTAACATAACGTCGGTCGATCGACTGACTGACGAGCAGATGTCCACCGCTCTCGCCGCCAAGGGTCTGATCGAAGGCTGGCTCCACGCGATCGAGCAGCACATCACCGACCAGCTTGAGGGTGGTCACGGCTTCCCCGGTTACAAGCTGGTTGAGGGCAGGTCGGTTCGCCAGTGGGCTGACCAGGAGAAGGCAGAGAAGTATCTCTCGCGCCTGATTGGTAAGCGCAACGCCTACACCCAGAAGTTCCTCACCCCGACGCAGGCTGAGAAGGTGCTGGGCAAGGACAAGACCAAGCTGGCGAAGCACATCGTTAAGCCAGCAGGCAAGGCGACACTCGCGCCGGAGAGCGACAAGCGTCCGGCGATCAACACAACGGCTGAAGACTTTGAGGTGCTGGAATGATCCGCAAATTCACCCCGGCCTTCGTTGGTCTGATCGCGCTGCCCGCGTTCATGCTGTATATCGTTTACGTTCTGTATTCTCGCGAGGCAGAGTGTAAGGAATTGCATCAGGTCAATGACTGCATCTTGGTCTACACACCTGTGAGGACTCACATATGAACCGTAAAGATCTGCTTGAGAAAGCCATCGACCTGACGATGGGTGAGCGCAACGAAGACTACGGTGATGTGTTTGAAAATCATCAGCGCATTGCCGACATCTTCAACGCGGCTACTGATTCCAATTTCATGTTGACCGCAGCGGACATCGCTATGGTCCACATCGCAACGAAGCTGGCGCGTATGCAGACCAGTCCCGAAAAACCAGACCACGCTGTGGACCTTATGGCCTACGCCGGAATCTGGTTTGAGTGCAGGAACGGCTGACGCCACCTGTTAATGAAAGACAAAGCAAAGAAAGGTAAAACTGCAATGTCTAAAATCTCACTGAAGAATGTTCGTCTCTCCTTCCCCTCGCTGTTCCGCAAAGCGGTATTCAGCGGCGAGGAAACTAAGTTCGAAGCAACCTTCCTTATGCCCAAAGATACCCACGATGCGGATTACAAGAAGATCAAGGCGGCAGTCGCAGCCCTGATAAAGTCCGACCTCAAGGGTGCCAAGTTGGGGCCAGAGAAGATTTGCCTCAAGGATGGTGACGACATCGAGTATGATGGTTACGCTGGGAACTGGTCGATCAAGGCATCGAACAACAAGCGGCCTCTGGTCATCGACCGGGATCGCTCCCCGCTGACGGAAGACGATGACCGCCTCTATGCCGGTTGCTACGTCAACGCCACCATCGAACTCTGGGCGCAGAATAACCAGTGGGGTAAGCGCATCAACGCGAACCTCTTGGGCGTCCAGTTTGTCAAGGACGGTGAGCCGTTCTCGGATGGCACTGTCGCCAGTGTCGATGACTTCGAAGATCTCGGCGATGACGAACTGCCTGACGACATGGACGACTTCGTCTGATTGCACCCCACCTGGTCGGCCTACGGGCCGACCACCTTTATCCTAACGAGGCTACCCCTCATGCTATTTGTCGATGTTGAATGCTTTAAGAATTACTTCCTGATCCAGTTCATGACTGAGGATGGCAAGCGCAAATCCTTCGAGGTGTTCGATGGTCAGACACTGGACATTGCTGGCGTTGCCGACCTGATGAAACGCTACACGACGGTCGGGTTCAACTCAGCGCATTATGATCTGTGGATGATCGCTGCTGCTTTAGAGAACCGCGATTGCAGGCATCTTCATCGCATCAGCAACGAGATCATCAGGTCCAACTTACCTTCATGGAAGACCGCCGAGAAGTTTGAGTTGAAGCCCCAAAGAATACACGGACGCTGGGACCACATCGATCTGATCGATGTCGCTCCCGGCAAGGCTGGTCTGAAAATCTACGGTGCGCGGATAGGATCAAAGAATCTCCGCGACCTGCCCTTCGACCCGCAGGCCGAGATCAGCAAGGATGACCGTGCTGTCGTGCGAGATTACTGCGGTGTCGATCTGGATGTCACGCGCCTGCTCTACGATACGCTGAAGCCGCAGATCGATCTGCGCATTCAGATGGGGCAGCAATACAAACTCGATCTCCGCTCACAGTCCGATGCCCAGATTGCTGAACAGGTTCTGGCGTCGGAGATAATGAAGGCGACGGGGAAGAAACCAAAGGTTCCAAAGGTCGCTGACGGGAAGACCTACCGTTACCGAGATCCCAAGATCATCTCGTTTGAAACGCCACAGTTGCAGGGCATCTTCAAGAAAATCCTCGCGCATAAATTCGAACTCGCCGCCAACGGTTCGATCAAGCTGCCCGATTGGTTGCGGGAAACCAAGATTGGATTGGGATCATCCGAGTATCAAGTCGGTATTGGTGGCCTACATTCATGCGAGAAGAAGCGCAGCGTATATCCTGGTGATGGTGAAATGCTTGTCGATTACGATGTGGCGTCCTACTACCCGTCGATCATTCTCCAGCAGGGGATCGCCCCCTCGCATCTCGGAGATGGATTTACAGATGTGTATCGGCGGATTGTTGAACGACGCTTGGCAGCAAAGGAAAGCGGCGACAAGGTGACTGCGGACACGCTGAAGATTGTTGTGAACGGGTCGTTTGGAAAACTCGGCAGCAAATACTCTATACTTTATTCACCCGACCTGATGATCCAGACCACGCTGACCGGGCAGCTTGCGCTGTTGATGCTGATCGAAAGGCTGGAAGCGTTTGGCGCACAGGTGGTGAGTGCCAATACAGATGGGGTGACCGTATTGGTCAGCACCCTGCTTGATGTGGATCAAGTGATCTGGGATTGGCAGTTGGATACCACTTATAAATTGGAAGCCACAGCTTACCTGTCTTTACATAACCGCGATGTGAATAACTACATAGCGGTGAAGACTGATGGCACAACCAAACGCAAGGGCGCATACGCCACCCCGTGGTTGATGAAGAACCCGCAGTTCCCGATTGTCAGTGAGGCGGTGGCTCTACACCTATCGTCATTGTCAGAAAATTATCAGGATGTGATCCGAAACTGTAAAGATATTTCCAAGTTCGTCATGGTCAGGCAGGTGACAGGTGGGGCGGTGTGGCGTGACGAGCATCTCGGTAAGGCGGTGCGGTTTTACTACAGCAGCGATGTCGATCACGACGAGTGCATACACTACGCCAAGAACTCCAACAAGGTTCCGCAGTCTGATGGCGCGCGCCCGTGCATGGATTTGCCCGACGAGTTTCCCGACGATGTCGAGGTTGAACGCTACGTCGGCATGGCGAAAATGGCACTGCGTGATTTGGGAATGCGCGATGCTTGAGCGTGATGTGGAAAAGGCATTGGTTAAACGTGTCCATTCTCTTGGCGGCATGGCTGAGAAGTTCACATCGCCCGGTCGTCGCTCTGTGCCTGATCGCCTGATCACCTTGCCTAATGGCAGGATCATCTTCGTTGAATGCAAAGCACCGGGCAAGAAGCCCACCAAGGCGCAGTTGCGCGATCACGCCCGCCGCCGTGCGCTGGGCTGCGATGTGCGCGTGATCGACACAGTGGAGGGTGCTAATGCTTTCCCCGACTGATCTCCACGAGTACCAGCATCGCGCGATCGATTGGATTAAGTCCAAGCGGTCCTGCATGCTGGCACTGGACATGGGTTTGGGCAAGACCGCCTCGACCCTGACCGCCATCAGCGACCTGATGGACGGGTTCGAAGTGTCGAAGGTTCTGGTCATCGCCCCGCTGCGGGTGGCGAACAGCGTCTGGCCCCGTGAGATCGCGCTGTGGAGCCACCTCTCGCATCTCAGGGTGTCCGTGGTCACCGGCACAGAGAAGGCGCGCAGGGCGTCCTTACAGCGGCGCGCAGACATCTACGTCATCAATCGCGAGAACGTCAAATGGCTGGTCGAGAATTACGGGGAAATGTGGGACTTCGATATGGTGGTGGTCGATGAGTCATCATCGTTCAAGAACAGCAGCAGCCAGCGGTTCAAGGCACTGAAGAAAATGCTGCCCCGAATCGAGACGATGGTTCTTCTTACCGGAACCCCGTCACCCAACGGGCTGATGGACATGTGGGCGCAGATGTACCTGATCGATCAGGGCAAGTCGCTCGGTCGAACCAAGACCGGATACAAGCAGCGGTTCTTTGAATCCGATTACATGGGGTGGAACTGGAAGCTGCGCGATGGCGCAGAGGAAAAGATTCACGCGCTCTTAGATGATCGTGTCATTCATATGGAAGGCGCGGATTATCTGGAACTGCCCGATCGGATCGACATCTTTGAGACGGTCGATATGGGCAGCAGGGCATCGGCAGATTACGAAGCGTTCGAGCGCGAGATGCTGCTGGAACTGGAAGAGGGTGTAATCGAACCGCTCTCGGCTGGCGCATTGGCAGGTAAGCTGCTGCAATACGCTAATGGCGCGGTCTACACTGACGAGGTGGGTAGCTGGGCGGAAGTCCATAAGGCAAAGCTGGATGCTCTGGCTGACATCGTTGCCGATAATGCTGGCGAGAACATCCTCGTTGCTTACAATTTCAAATCGGATCTCGCACGATTGCAGAAGAGATTCCCCGATGCTGTTGTTCTGGACAAGAAGAAAGAGACAGAGGACGCATGGTGCGCTGGTGAAATACCGCTGATGCTGGCTCATCCTGCCTCGGCAGGGCATGGCCTAAACCTGCAAAGCGGCGGGGCTTTGGTCGTGTGGTTTGGACTGAACTGGTCACTTGAGTTATACCAGCAGTTCAACGCCCGCCTGCACCGGCAAGGACAGACCCGCCCTGTTCGTATCATCCACCTGGTGGCTGATGGCACGATCGACGAGAGATTGATTGGGGTTCTGAGGCAGAAGGCTGCAACACAGTCTGATCTTTTAAAAGCACTTAAAAAAGAAGGAGAAGAAAATGAATGACTGGACTGCTTACATAATCGCAGGAGTATTTGTCCTGCTTTGGATCACGGTGTTGATATGAACCCCCTCACCCCGCAAGGCAGAATTGACGCTTACGTTCAAACTACAAAATTCCCCAGATCGCTGTTCTTGAGTGAGGACGAGCGTATTGTAGGAACATGGATTATGGGCAACGCCTATGGCGTAAAATCGGGTTATTATGGTGGATATCCTGCGGGGTATCTTAAACGTATAAAGGCCTTGTTCCCCGACAAACGCAAACCGCTTCACTTGTTTTCGGGGCGGGTGGATCAATCGGTTATGCCGGGTGACACTGTGGACCTAGACCCTGATGCGACCCCCACCTTTTTGGACGACGCCCAAACCTTAGAGCGGGTTCCTCTGAGGGACTACGATCTTATTCTGGCTGACCCGCCGTATTCGGTTGAGGATGCAGAGCATTACCAGCCGACAATGGTAAAGCGCAATAAGGTGATGCGGGCGCTATCCGGGGTAACTCCCGGCACTCACGTTGTTTGGTTAGATCAAGTTCTCCCAATGTATCGCAAAGACACTTGGCGAATTATTGGTGTGATCGGCATGGTGAAGTCCACAAATCACCGATTTCGCGTTGTGACAATTTTCGAAAGGCTTTGATATGAAACCTCTCCAATTAACCCCGCACGAACTTACGGAAGAAGAATGATGACTGATATACGAGTGTTCGAAGGCGGCAAACCGGGGGAGTTAGAGCGCATCCGCGTCATGGCTGAGAAAATCAAAGACTTGGTTTACGCAGAAGAAGACATGACACTTTCACAAGCAGTCGGTGTTCTGGAAGTTGTGAAGATTGAAATCATAGATGAACAATTACACGGATAAATGAATGGTTGTATGCACATAACGAGGCTGGCACAGATATGGCCGAAGCAATCAGGAAGGAAACCAAATGAAATACGCTTCGATCACACTGACTGTTTTGCTCGCTGCTTGCGGTCCAGCCTATGTGCCGCATGCTGATAACAACACCAGCGGAGCAGGGAGCGATTATATCGCGCCACCGGGGCCGCCCCCAGTCGAACCACCGAAACCGCCAAAAGATTGCACCGTTGGCAACCCCGGCAATGACAAGCCAGTCGGATGTGCTGGAGATAAATGAGATAACCCGCACCATCTTTAACAATCCCGGTGTGAGCAGTCAGCGGGAGACTGGCCGGATGATTATCGGAAAGGCTCTGTCCGTTTCTAGTGGACGTAATCCTGAGAAGAACTGCCCCGCTAATTGGCGGGGCTTTTTTCTACAGGGCAGGCAACTGTATCCCACTGCTTAACCACTATGGCCCCGGTAATACGCGACATTGGCCCACCATCGACCAATAATGCATCAGCATGTTCGAGCATAGCCGCTTCACTACCAAGGCAGTAAGCATCTAGCCTACCCGCCCCGACGATCCCGAAAGTCTCGCAGCTCATCATCGGCAGCGTCAACGTCAACAGGACGAGTGATCTCAGCCATTTTCTTATTTGCACCTCGGAACTCCCTTTCTTCGTGTTGACGGATTTCGGTTTTGATCTCGTCCTGCGCCTTACGCCGGATCGACCGCTTCCACATCAAGGCAAGCACCACGATAGCAATCGCACCGCCGCCAATCAGATAAAGCTCAATCACTTGACCGGCTCCGTGGTCACAAACCGTAATGCCGCAGCAGCTACAGCCACCACAATCATCGCATAACCAGAAGCATCTTGACCCATCAACCCACTATCCAACATGGCCTGACCTACACCCATTACACCCGTAAAGACTGCAAGCCAGATTGTCTTTGATTTCCACCAGCGTTTCATTTTTTTCTCCTTAACAGCTTGGTCAGAATAACAGCGATCTTACCCAAAATCGACGGAGTGATTTGAACTGAGTTTTCAACTTTGATGACCTTCGGTTCAGTAAACCGAAGCTCCCTGTTGAACTCACCAACCTTGAAGCCAGGACAAGTCTTGGAACTTGTGTAATCATTATGCCCTGACAGTTTCATTGTTCCACATTCATCCTCAATAATTCTGATTAGGGATGATACAGCAACAAGCTGCTTCTCTGTGAAATGATCGTGAAACGAACCGATCTTATCACCGGGGCCAACCAGACAGATCCCAACCGTGTTCTTGTTATGACCTTTGACATGAGCGCCTTGCTTATTCATTGGCCTGCCCTTGGCAATCGTGCCATTGCGAGCAACCACCCAATGATAACCTATTCCATTCCAGCCCCGCTCACGGTGCCAGCGGTCAATTTCGGCCACCCACTGCGCCGCATCCCAACCAGCATGCATATCCGCAGGCGTGGCGCTGGCATGAAAGATGATTTCCTTTGGTTTCATTCTTCGGCCTCCTGCTTATCAAGATAGTCCTCTGCTATCATCTGAATCTTCTCCCATCCTGTCGGCGGTTGACTCGCCTCATGATAAGAAATCCGAAGCGTCAACAGAAACACACCAACAGACAACATGGCAACAATGATCGCAATCAACAGGATGATCTTATCAAGACGCTCATGGTCCAATCGCCAATCCCCCGTTCAACATCCACATCAGCAATGCCGTGCCGATAATGCCAAGGATCGATAACAACATGGAAATCGCATAGCCGCGAAGCGACTTCTGCAAATCAGATAAACCCTTCTTCACTTCCGCGAATTGCATATCCATGTGCTTCTTGTCATTGCGATGCACAGCAAAATCACTATCCAAACCAGACAATGATGTTTCGACATCGATCAATCGGGTTCTATCTTCTCGCTGCGCCTGCTCAAGAAGAGCCACCCTCGTTTGTAATTCTTGCTCCGTCATTGCGATTCCTCAGTTTACGCGGCTTGTTTTTGTTATTACCTGCCGCCCGGTTTTACTAATAAAGCCACGAACACACTGCCAAGCTGCACTGTGATGTGTCGCCACCGTGGTTTACAGAGACGGTTAGAGAGCTTCCGCCATCTAAAACCCAAGCGTTTGAGTGCCTACCGGTGCCTAGTCCAACATCTGAAACCTCGGTCATTCCTGTCCAAGCAACGGCCGTTCCGGGCTCGTTGTTCACATGCGCGCCAACTGCGTAATGACCGGCATTGAATCCGCTCAAGGAAACCGGATCGGCCCCGTTAGCCCCATCACTATCGAGCGGCGTGATGATCTGGTTTCTGCGAACACATCGCCACGCATCAATAGCACAGTCGGAAAAAGCCCCGGTGTCGGTCGAAACAACTATATCGCCCGTTGTGCCTGCCGGAACGATTGCAGAGGCAACGCAAGAAACATGACGGTCGCCGCTTGAAGTGTCGTCTTGCTGGATGTGGATAGTCGCGCTCACGCCCGCGATCGTGATCGTGCCAAACAGGGGCACGCCGGTTCCATTGTTTGCCTGCGCGGCAATGACAATATGTCTCGTCGCAGCCGGATCGCCTAAGTTTTTACTGGAAAAGGTAAACGTAGAAACGAAAGAATCATCGCTATCGCTCCACAAATGAGCGAACGGCTGCACCTTAAAGCCACCGCTAAAGCCGATCAGATTGTTCGCTCGCAGGCTCACAACAACCCTTTCACCAGCGCTTTAAACGTCGCCACATCTGTTACGCTGGAAAAGTATGACCAGTTTCCGGTTCGCTGTGCTTTCAGAATTTCGAAGATCAGTCGCAACACGACGCGGAATTGCCGCGAGCCGCTGATAATTTCGTCGGCCTGTTCTTCTTTTTCGTTGTCCAATTCCTGCGCTGTTTTGGCAACAGGTGAGGCCCATTCCTGAGACACATCCAAGTCGGTAATCACATCAGGGAGGGCAGCCGGTGCGTGATGTGTGGCGGGATCATAGGATGGAGCGGGAACTCGCGTGAACGGCACCCACCACGGCTTGCCCTTGGCCTGCGCCTCGGCCTTGCTGAGAAAATTCGTGCCTTCATCAAACCGGCGTCGCTTGAAAACCTGAGTGCCGTCAATCAGAGCATATTCCAGAACCGCCATGATCAATCATCCTTCAATGTGTTGGTGTTGTAGAGGATCTGGACGCCGCGAAGCTGCATATCCTCGGTCATGTCGTCATTGGCATCCGACACATCGCGGTATACGCGGAACTGGCAAAGCTCGCCCGCCACCGGCGTTCCGGCAATCGTGACCGCTGCACTGATCGCCGAGATCAGAACATCGCCCGCGTTCGAGATATTATCATCTGTGACCAGAACCGCCGTGCCATAAGCAACGTCGCTGTCATCACCATCAGCAACCGCCACGCCCTGCAAAGCAAAGGCGATCCCGGTCGTTCCGGTAGCGGTCGAGGACCATACGACATAGAACTCGATCGTGCCTTCATCCCAAGATTTAGGCATCATAATTTCGAACGTCGCGTATTCATCCGCGCTGGCATCGAAATCCAGCGTCGAATAATTGTGCTTGTTCGTGGTTTCTTCGACCTGCGAAACAAGCGGCCCGGAAGTGGTGGCAGGGATCATCGCGCTTGCCGGAATCCAGATCGTTTGCTTGCCCGTGAACCCGGTAATGTCGTTGCTGTTCAGATCCAGATCGCCGCCCAACTGCGGCGTGGTATCCTCGACAACATTGTTGAGCGTTCCGGTTCCATCAGCACCCTGTGCTGCATACGCGATCCCGACCGTTGCTGCGTTATCTGGAAGCGTCCCGCTGTCCACATGAGTGACCGTAAACCGCCGGTATCCTGTAGCATCGGCGACAGCCGTCACCGTGTACACCGCCCACTTGGTTGGCGCGTTGACCTGCCGGATGACCATCTGCCCATCAGACCATGAATCGAGCAGGCCGGTAATGTCGTTGGTGTCAGCATCAGCGTTGTCGAAATAGATCTCGGTGACGCTGGCAGGGGTAGCATTGTTGAAGCGAATCTTACCCGCACCAGGATCAGCATCCGCTGTCGTGGTGTCGAAGGTTTGCTTGAGGAACAGGGGCCAAGTTCCCGCGGCGAGGTTCGTCACATCAGAACTTATCCCCGCAACCGTGGTTACATCTGCTGAGATCCCTGCCACGGTCGTTACATTTGCCGAGATACCGGCGACAGTGGTTACATTGGCAGAGATCCCTGCGACCGTTGTGACATTGGCTGATATCCCTGCTACGGTTGTGACATTGGCACTGATGCCCGCGACCGTGGTCACATCGGCACTGACCCCTGCCACGGTCGTCACATTGGCTGAGATACCAGCGACCGTGGTGATGTCGTCGTCAATGGCAACCAGCGTGTTGATGTTGGCCTGTAAGGTGTCAATGTCCACAGTCTCGGACACATCCACCTTAACCGCCCGATCCAACTGCTCTTGAGCATCCTGCACCAGCAGGGTTAAACGGTCGAGAGCGGCCTCATGCGTCTCCGCAGGGAAGGCATCGTTGGCAGCATAGTCGGTGATTTGCGTCTGCGCGATGGTCCGCACAATGGTGAGAGTCTCGCCCGTAGCCGGGGGTGTAACCATCGTGACATTACCGCCCGTCTCATCCCCGTTGTTTGACAGGGTGTAGTGAGTGGTCAGCGTTTGAAGCGTTTCCGTACCAGCCGCGTCCAGCAGGTACACATCAATGTCCGCATCAGCAAAAAACCGATACGGAAACGCGAATACAGTCGTGCTGTCATCGCCGCTATATTGTTTTCGGGCGTCGGTTTTTGCGATGGTCATGGCGTCACCTCACCACCTATCCATGTCGAAATTTTATTTGCTATCATAACCACACCCTTTCTGGCGTTGCTACTGTAGTCATATCCACGATCTCGATCCCCTGCCACATCCATGTGCTCTCAGATTTATTGGACTGTGCTGCCTGTGCGCCGGGGACAGACCGACTGACCAGATTGCCGTCTTGGTCATACGTCTCATCCCACAGATTTTCCCAATCTGCCTCAATTGCCGGGTTATCAATGCGGATATTGTAATGCTCCCCCTGCGCTGCCGTGCCTGCTTGGACCTCATTACCATCCTCGTCATAAACAGGGTCAGTCACCCAGACTGTTTCTATCTGATCAACATGGACGCCCTGCTTCCATTGCCAGACCATGACGGCGGGCGTAACCTCGTTGCCTTCCTCATCCAGCACGGCAGGGGTATCAACGACCTCCTCCTGCAAGCCAAGATTGCGAGATTTAAGGTTCCAGACAACGGGGTTCTTTACTCTGATAGCTAGGTCAATCATGTCTCCTCCTTTAGTATTGGCAGGATGCAATAGACAGAAGTTGCAAGCAAATCCGGCAGAGAAAATATTGGGTCAATCAGTTCTTTCGCCAAGCCAGTGGCAATGGCTAACTGACATCCGCGCCCATCTAAAACCGCATCGCCCGCAATACCAATGCCCAAACCAGCGCCCGCATGAAGCACTTTGTCAGGAGCGCAAGCAGGCAGGAACAGGACAGAGAGCAATACTAGGCGGGTCATGTCGATATCTCCGCTATGCCAGTGTCGCCGATGTCCTTGTCATAGATCAGGAATTGGTTGATGTAGCCCATGAAATCGTAAGCCACGTTGATGTCAGTAGATGACAAGTCTGGTAATGCTGTTGGGGTTGTATCCTCGGTTAATGCCGTGCCATCGACTGCACCGTTGATAAAGTTAGAACCGT